CCCGTGAGCGTGTACGTTTCATACACCGTCGCGCGCACGCCGGCCACGACGGGGATGATGCGGATGGGCAAGTCCGCGTCGGCCACGCTGAGGGGTGTGCTGGTCCCGTACCGGGCCGTCAGCGGCACGGCCTGGTACGGGACGGTCAGATTGGCGAGGGTAGCGATGATCACATCAAGGGTGCTCATACGTACTCACACGATTGGAAGGTAGCGCGCCAGCAACGCGCGAACATCTGCCGGGAGTTTGGCCGGTAAGACCACCAGCCCACCGTCGGCCACAACCGGGCGATCCACATCCGCCTGTGATGCGCGTTGCTGGTATGCATACGCTGCAAGACGGATACACGCATGCACAATATCCGCCGGCGGCGTAACACTCCATCCCCATCGACCAATAACAGTAATAATACCAGCGTGCGCCGCAAAGGTAGCTTGCGGTACTAAGATGAGTTCCGCATACGGTGGGCCAGCAGGGTGGTAGCTGATTTGCGATGGTGGAATCAGCGATCCGTCACCTGCAATGACCGTAGTCGCCGCCGCAGCCAAATAGAGCCGCGGCGGGAACCACAGAAACTCGCGCCCTCGAAAGCGTTCAATCGCATCTGCGCCAAATGTGCGCGTTTCGTCGGCATCAACGCGAAACCGCGTCCGCGTCAACTGATCGATGATTGCTGACGTGCGCACGATAAGTTCTTGCAATAGTGCATCATCACTATTGCTACTGATTGCAAGATACGTTTTAACCTGTGTTAGCGTTGCGTACATGTGTTCTGTGAGAAATTAGCGCGGCAGCGTTTCAACGAACGCCTCCTTTGTCGGTTGTTCGACCGGTATTAATTTATTACCACGCCATGTCCAACGAGGCAAGGGGGGCGGGTCAATCAGTCCCCGCTGTTGAGCATCACGTAACAGATACATGATCAACAACGATTCGACGCTACGCCCATCTTGCGTTGCAATATACGCGGCGACAGCATACAAACCATCGTCTAAGTCAATTTCTATTTGCATATTACGTTCTCCCGCGAAATCCAGAGGCATCCACTGCTGGAGCATTACGCTCATCGAGCGCAACGATTTCCGCTGCGCAGATGACCACGCCGCCTGCGACTGTCAGCCGTAACCGCGCGTACCGTGCGCCTGCAGCAACGTGCGCTGCCTGCTCGCCGAGCAGCGTCAGAAATGCGCTCTGATTGTCCTGCGTGTCATTCCACTGCACCTGACTCCCCGTTACCGTGACTGGTGACGTGAACGAAGCGTCCACGCTGACTTGCCAAACCGCCGTCAGCGTTGCGCCCGTTGGAACGTCACCCGTTTGCACAATCGCGCAAACGGAATGGTAATCCGCCAAATCAACAACTGGCGTGTCGTGGATACCGATTGCACGCGCCGCAGGTGGCAGCGCGGCGAGGTGAATAAGATCGTATTTCGACTGAACGTACATGATAGCTCCCCCTTTTCTTACGGCATCTGCACTGCCACAAACGGCGAGACCGTCCCGCCGCCCGACAACGTGATCGGCGCGTTGTGCATCGGCTGCCCGTCAAATCGAGCAGACACCAAAATGATGACCTGACGTTGCGTGAACGCCGCATGCTCGCTTATCGCGACCGTCAGACTGCGGCGGTTGGCGAACAGATAGTTGCGCCAGTCGGCGAGCAGCAGGCTGCGCGCTTGCGAGGCAGGCGCGGGCAGATGCTCGCTGTAGTAGATCGCCTTGCCCAGCAAGCGGTCCGGCAGACCCGTCCGAATGTCGCCCCAAGCAAAAGCGGGCGACGACCCGATCTGCACTTGCGCAAGTTCATCGCGCAGGTGCGGATGGGCCACCCAGACCGCGGCCGTGTCGCTCGACGGATGCAGTTGCGACAAAGCGGCAAGGATGCGGTCGGAAAGAGTCGCACCCGACGTGATTGCAATCGTGCCCGGCGCGTCCAGCACGCCGCGGGGCTGCCCGACGCCGGTGCCACGCAAGAAGTCGTGCTCCTTGCGCGCCGCGTAGGCGATGGCGAACAAGCGTTCGATGTACGATTCCATCGCCGTCGTCGCATCCTCGAGGAGCTCGACGGGCGCGCGGATGAGCGCAGTAGCAGCGTTGGCAACCAGCGAGACCATGCGGAAACGTGCAGTCGTTTCTGGTACGGTTGCAGATTCGGCTGTCCAGCGCATGACGACACCGCCCGCCAGTGCTGTATCGCCCGAAATAGGCGTCGTTGTATAGTCAGGCAATGGAAAGTCAATCTGACGCGATGTAATCGGGATCTCAAGTGGCCCCGCTGCCCCCAGCCGATCCAAAAATCCGAGGCCGCTTGCAGCTTGCATTAACCGATCGCTAAACTGTGTCGGGATCAAGTAGCCACCTTCACTCGGATTGGTTGACGACTGCGCTTTGATTTCGCGTTTCCACGCAGCACGAACAAAGTCTCCGAGCGACTTGTATCCATCCGCCTCAGACGAGGCAGATGCATAACCGACTTGTGCAGCTTTAATTGCAGCACTAATCTGCGCCTGTACATCGTTTGCGACTGCATTCTGCACGTCGCTTGCTACACGCCGATAGACACGCTCTGCCAGCGCGTCATAGTCCAACTCGATGATTTCGCTCATTGCAACCTCCTGTGGATAATAAGCACTTTTGTTCCAACCTGCCGCGCAAGCGTTTTGGCGGCAGGGCGGATAAGCATAGTTCTTGGTTCCGCAGGCATCGGCGTCAGGCTTGCGTCGATGCCCAGCGGCCAGCGTGCAATGCGCTTCGCCGCGCCAACCTGGACACGGCGCACCAGATGCGCAGCGGTCCCACTCGACCATCCGAGATCGCTCGCGATTTCGGCGAGATAGCGATACTTCGCATCGAGCAGCGCGCGAATGATGACACCGCGCTCATCCACATCGAGCGCGCCGCTTCCAATCGGCTCTTCGATGTGGACAACCGCCACGCCGCTCCTAATCGGCAAAGTGTGGTTGAGCCACACAGGGGTTTCGCGCGCCGGGCCGAAATCAGTATTGGCGTCAAAGTAATCACCGGTTAAATCTGGCTGCTGCGGTGTACTGAATACAATCAGGTAGCCGCTAACCTCACGTGGGTCGCGTTCATTAATCTTCATTGCAGCGCCATATGTGACTGCAAGCATCATGTCATCTCCCGGCTTGTTCGGTTAATTGTTGCAACACCTCACGCGCTTCGCGTTCCGCCGCTGCGCGCGCGTCACCAACGGTCGGCCAAACACCGACATGCACCGCTGCCTGTGGCTCACCCCACACGTACCGCCAGTAACTCGCCGTGTTGACCACTGCGCGCGTCTCGCGACTCGGCTTGATAATCGCGAGCTTCTGCCGCAAGTTGCCCGTGCGTCGATACGGGATTTTGCCCTGCCGCGCCAACACCGCCAGGTACGCTTGTTGCCGACGGGTGCGCGCGGGGTTGCGCCGGCCTCGTTGCTGCGGCGGGTAGGTAGCCAGCGTGTCGTGCGCGGCGGTTGCGCCGGCATCAAGCGCGGCGGTCAGCGCACGCTCGATATTGAGTGCGCGCAGCTTGCGCAGTGCGCGCGTAAGGTCAATCGTGACGCTCATTGCTCCCTCCTGAGCGAGACCCCACATCGACAACGAGGATGTGCCGGTGGGCCACTCCGTCCGCCCCAGTCGGCCTCACGCTTACCGTTCAGCGGGCCGCAGATTGGGCACACCCGCTCGTCTGCCGCAGTGCGCCAGACGCGCACGTATGCCAAGCCGTACTCTTCCTTGAGCCAGTCGCGGTACGCCGTGACGCCGGCCGTCGCCGCCTCCGTTGCGGCGGTGATCGCGATGGTCTCGGCGCGGCTTGCGCCGACCACGCGCTGGAGGCGCTCGATGAGCACCGCCCGATCCTCGCCCGGCGTAGCTCGCCACTGCGCAACAATTTGCGCGATCAGATCGCGCGTTGTCTCCCAGAGCTGCACATCAACGAGATACTGGGTGTGACGCATTGACCAGTCAAACAGCAATGCGCTCATCCGTGCGACATCCGGCAGCACGCCAACCGTCTCGGCAGCGGTCATCGCACTGGCCAGTGCGATGTCGTCCAGTGTTCCCAACGCTGACCGCACCCGCTCGCTCCACTCCTGCGCCGTAAGCGCCTCCTCCCCTGCCACGATGCGTTCGGCCAGCAGGCGCTCCAGCTCGCGAAAGGCACGTAGCAGCGCAAGGTACAGACGGCGCTCGTCCGGCTCCAGCTCGTCAACTTGCTTGATTGCCTTGGCCGCATCTGCTCCCTCATCATCACGCGCGACCCGTCGCAGTCGCTGTTCGCGCGCGCGGGACAGCAGCTCTTCAATCCGTTGCAAGCTCGGCGTCCGCCGCGTCATCTCGCGCGCGAGCACCCGGCCAATCGGGGTCAGGATCACATCGTCCGTGCGCAAGCGCTCGGCAAGGCCGGCGTCGATCAGTCCGGCCAGCGTTGCTTCATCCACCGCATGACCGGCGGCAAGGTCGAGTAAGCCGGCGGGCACCCGCTGCTGCACGGTCCGCAGCAGCTCGGCATCGGCCACATCTGCGCCGACCAGCGCCTCGTACTGCCGCCGGGCCAAGGCTGCGGCTTCGAGTCGCGCGACGTACTCGCGCAATATCGCAATATCCCCCGCTGCTGCAGCCTGAACAAGTAATCGCGCACCACCGGTAGGTACGAGCATACCAGTTGCAAGCCGGCGGGCCAGCCCGTAAGCCAGCAACACCTGGTCTTCATCTGATATCACTCCGGCAGTCAGTAGACGCTGGAGTCGCTCAACCACTGGTAAGGGCAGTGCTTCAGCTAGCAGATCGAACGCATTGGCGGCAACAGTCATAGCATCTCCTCCCAGCGTATCCGGGATGGATCTGGCAGTGACAATGGTTCAACTGCCGGTTGCGCTTGCGACACCGGTTCAACCAGTACATCGCGGATCCCTGCCATTGATAATGCGGCTGTCAACGGCAGACCAGCCGTGACGGCTGATTGTACGACGCTGAGTTGTTGCATGAGTTTCAACCGTGCAAACTCACTTGCCTGATCCTCAACTGCTGGCAATTCAAGTCGTTCGCGCGCTTCGGTGACGGTGAGGATCGTCCCTGTCAGCGCCTGCAACGCCCGCGCTTTCTCAAGCTCGGCCGCTTGGATTGCCTCAACGTTCGCTTCCGCGACTTCGAGGCGCAACCCCGCGCGCGCAAAGTGCTGTCGCGTCATTACCGCCGCGATCCGGCGCGCGTGCGGCAAAAGCGTGAGCAGCACAAACGAGCGCCAATCGCGTTCGGCGGTCGCGTAGTTCGCCGCGCTCGACAAGATGATCGAGTGCGGCACGCCGAAGGCGGTCAGGATCGATTCGACGACCGCGCGGGCTGCGTTGTGGTCGATTACGTCTTTCGGCAGGTCGCCGATCACGCGCGTCTCGACGCGCGTCGAGAGCGCAAGGTTGCGAAATGCATTGGCCACGCCGCCGACCAGCGAGCGCAGCCAGTGCTCGAAGCGCCGCAACTCCGCTTCGGGGGGCGGGGTCTCAAACATCCAAACAGTCGGTCGAATCGCGCCGCGCTCGTAGTATGCTGCAAGATAGCGCGCCTCGGCATACGCCCGCCGCGCGTCGGCAAGCGCGCGAGACGCAGCGCCGGGCCCCGGTCCGACCTCGGCGCGCGCGTTCGGCTCCCACAACCAGACGACCTGATCCAGGTCAAGCCGGATCGTGCGATCCCCGACGCGGCGCTCAAAGGCCGACAGTCCGCGCGCAGCGTCGAACACGGGCTTGACCGTCGAGGGATGCATCCGGCGCAATCCGGCAGGCGCAGATGGGTCGCGCAGCCAGTACGCCGCGCCGTGGAGCAGGTAGTCGATCTCGCCCACGTACACGATGTCTGCTAACGCATCAACGTCGAGGTCGGCGACCGACCCGCGTCGCGTCGTCAGTCGCCACGGCAACGATGCCAAACCGCGCGCGCGAATCGACACGGCGACATACACCGGCGCAACTCGTTCATACAGCGCCTCGACCGACAGCGATCCGTCGTCGTCGAGCACGCCAAACAACGCGCGCCACTGCTCCGGGCGCAGCGTTTCGAGCGAAACAGATTTGAGCGCGATCCTGCTCATCATTATCGTCACACATCAAACAAAATCGTTGCCGTCGCACGTGACGCGGCAGCATACGCAAGTGTTGCTGCATCTACATAATCATCATGGGCGACGTCTGGAAAGCGCGTTGCCTCATCTAACCAATCATCGACCCACGACCCGCGCACTAAATAGAGCAATCCCTGTTCTGCCCTCGCTGCAAGTGGTAATGCTCGGCTGTACTTATCTTTATCAACTACCTGCGAGCGAATAGCAATTCCATGCAATGCAGGATCACGCACTAAGTCTTGCGTTGCTGCAAGCCCGTGCAGCGCTTGTTCGATAACATGCAACACGCCTGGCTCCGCCCGCATTGTCTCAATCATTACGCGCCGCACATCTGGCCAGGGCGCACGAAGGCGCCAGCCATTACGGAGATAGACGCGACCGGTCGTACCATCTATCGCACACGCAACGCTGGCAGTGTAGTCAGCATTATCGCGCGTAGACGCGGCTAAATCATACGCCCGCACCCAACGCAGGCCGGGCGGAGCATCGTCCACGATACGGATCTGCTCGCGGCGAAACAGCGAGCCGGCGGCATCCAAAAACTCGGCATCGATCTCTTGCGCCGCGATATGTGCCGGCATGTCACTGCGCATTGCAGCAATTTCGTCTGGATGAATGTGCGGATTGGTTGCTGTTGAGAAGCGAAACGCCGCCCAACCTGGTTCCCCTTGCTCGCCACGTCGGTACAAATCGTAGAACGTCTGTTTGCCCTTGGGTGTGCTTAGAAGCCAGGCTTCGCCACGTAAATCAGCAAGTGTGGGGCGAATGGCCGCGTTGTAAGCGTAATCGAGATCGGCTACTAATGCGGCTTCATCGATGACGGCCAGCGCGTACTTCCGCGACCGTCCGGCATCAGGCCGATCGAGTGACCAACATTCGATGGCGCCGCCGGTAATCAACTGAATCCGCCGTTCCTGGACGTTTTTTGCAGTAATCACCGGGGCAAGGCGACGGGTAAGTTCATCCCAAATAGGGAGTAAGAGCTTATAGGTCGGAGCAAAGTACGCAACCGGCTTGCCGTCCAGTGCGGCGCGGGCAAGCAAACGCAACGCCAGGGTTGACTTACCCCAGCGTCTGCCACACGCGACGACACGGTACCGCGCCGGCGTTCCCAGTACCTGGTGCTGTGCCGGATGCAGTGACGGCAGTGACACGCGGATCGTGTCACTCGTCAGTAACGATTTGGACGGTGACACTGTCACTCCCACCATCTTTCTGCTCTTTTTGATGGAGATAGACCTTGCCTAAGAAAATGAGCATCGCCGTATTCCCGGCCAGCGCAAGCTCTAACTGCTTGCGCCGGATACTCATTCGTAAGTGACCTCGCCCCTCTTTTAATACGCTGCC